TACTGGAGTTGGTGCCACAGGCGTTGGGGCTACTGGTGTAGGAGCCACAGGCGTAGGAGCCACAGGAGTAGGAGCGACTGGAGTAGGTGCGACTGGAGTAACAGGAGTAGGAGCAACTGGGGTTGGGGCTACTGGAGTAACTGGTGTTGGGGCAACAGGAGTAGGTGCTACAGGTGTTGGTGCTACTGGGGTAGGAGCAACGGGAGTTGGTGCAACAGGTGTTGGAGTAGGTGCAGTAACTAATCTTAGTACTACGCCTATACCACTTGGGTTACGAAATAACGGACTCACGATTCTCCTTTTAAATATTAATTAAGCAAACTTATTTTGTGAAGCAAGAACAGTATATGTAGCAGATGCAGTCTTTATAATTGTATAAACATACACATCTGTTGAGTTAATGTTTCCTGAAGAGGGTGCTGATCCACCTAGCCACTTAGGTGTAACTGATACTGTATCAATAGTAAATCCTGTTGGATAGTACGCTGTAGCACCATTTGGTGAAACAAGCACAACTGATATTTGTTCACCAATTGCCATCGTTGAGTTAAGAGTTGCTGCACCAGATCCACGAACATTTGTTGTCCAGTTGGCTGTAGCATTGGTCTGTAGAACTTCAACAGATGCTGTTAAAGTATCAATATCAACAGTACCTGTTGCTCCAGGAGTTGCAACAATTTCAATTGTTTCTTTTGGTGATGTTAGAGTACCATTGGACATATCTCCAATGCCTTCCCAGGCTGTTCCGTTATAAAAAACGGTAGCGTTAGTGTCAGCAAGATAGGCAAACATACCTTCTTGTACAACACCTACTGTCAAGGCAGCGTCTCTTGCTGCAGCGTCTGCAAAGTACATGATTGATTGATTCTGCAGGTTAAATTGAACCTGTGCTGCAGTTAGAACATCGCCTGTGTTAAATAGACGATATCCAGCGTTTGGACTACCTATTGGCATCTTTTTTCTCCTTTAGTATGATAGCGTGTTAAGATCAAGTATACCCTGATTTGATGAATCAAGGATGAATGCTTGAATAATTGGTTCTGAGGTTAGTGCTTTTATTGTCCATGATTTAGGAGTTATATCCATTTGGACACCTTGTACGAATAACTCACGAAGAATCTCTGATGATCCACCAGGCATACTCTTCCTTGCGACTATAAGTGTGTAAATATCTAAAGACAAATTGACTAGTGTCTCTAACTCAGAGGTACTTGAGTATAGATTTAAAGACATTGAGTCAATTCTTAGGTCTGCATTTTTACGAGCAACCAAGAGCATATTTGCCTGATCTTGAGTTTGCTGGTCGTCTTCAACAAGAAGGTCTGATCTTAGTCCTGATTTAGTAAAGAAGGTCTCAATACTGTTTTGACTAATAGCAGTTCCAGGCACAACTCCATTAAGCCTTGTAACCGTAATATCATTTAAGATAAGTTGATCATCAAAGGCAAAATCAAGATTAGAATAAGTAAATGTTCCTGGAGTTGGAGTATCTGTGTAAATTCTTGGAACTGTATCTGCTAATTGAGAAACAGTGTTACGATCATAGAATGTTGTTTTTCCAGACCTGGCCATAAAGAAAGCACCAAATTCTGATTGCTCAACTTGTTGAAGAGCAGCAAGGACTGATGTGCTATCTCCTGCTGGGTCTGCCTGCATTGTAGACTCTCCAGGGTCTGTAATTCTCATGGATGTTGGAAAACCAGCAAAGTCTAATATTGAGTCTACTCTTGCTCCAGATAGTTGACCTGCTGGGCAATTAGGCATTGGAGTGGGACCAGTAGAAACATTGTTTAGAAGACGGAATCCATCAACACATTGTAAGGTAACTGTGGATGTATCATAAACACCTACAGCAAAGTTTGTATCGTATGATGTTATATATCCAGCAAATATGTTAACTTCTACTATGTCGCCAAGGTATTCAGTCTCTGCATATATTCTTATCTTACGCAATGGTTGTAATTTTGTATAATATGGTCCTGTTGTATTCTGTGGGTTGAAGTCTGAATTAGGATCATTTAGCGTTACCGTCGCACTTCCAGCCTCAAAGTTAGAAAGAATACGGTTACGACCTCTACGAGTAGAGCATTTTAGTACCATATCAGAAACATCAACAACATCTGCAGGTGCATTACCTAGTGTGTTTGTATCTAGTCTTCCAAAAGCAGCACTATCAAGAATTAAAGGATATGAGAATGAAGGACCACTGGCAAAGTCAATTTCTACTTTGAGTACTGGAATTGTCATTTTATATTGCCTCTAATGCTATGCTTTGACCATTATACTGCCCAGCCAACAGTCCATTTCTTATACTTTGAACTAAATCTTGTTGAGTAGTTACTGATCCTGAAACATTTACGGTGACATTTGTAGAGCCACTAGCAGAAAGACCTTTAAACCCTGAACTTGCTGACATAACTCCTTGGGCTGATCTCATTCTAAACTTTTCATCATAATCTGCTGCATCTGCTGCTGCTTGTGCTGCTGCTGCATCCGCAGCCTCTTTAGCCTTAAATCTTGCTAAGTTTGATGCATTTGTTGCTGCTGCTTGTGCAGCCTCTGCTGCTCTTAGTTGTGCTGCTATAGATGCTGCACCAATGGCTCCAGATTCACCTGCTGCTAATGCACTTGGAGTAACTCCTGCTGCAGCCTTTGCTGCTCCTGCTGAATCTCCTGCTGCTTTTGCTGCAGCGTATGCTGCTGCTGCCTTTGCAGAATCTGCTGCATTTTTCTTTGCTAAAGCATCTGCAACTGCATTGTCTGTAAATGTTCCATTCTTTCCTGGAACAACAGGTACAACTACTGGAGGAACTACTACTGGTGTTCCACCAGTGCTTCCTTTAAGTGCTGCAAGGTATGCATTTAATGCATTAAGAGCATTAGTCCAACCAATGGCTGCAATGTCTCCAGCACTAAGAATAGTACCAGATGCATCAACCTTGCCACCAATTTTAACAATATAGTCAACAACCTGTTGTGTAGTTAGGCCCCACTTAGACTTTAGGTTTTCAATTTCCTTGTCGTCAAGTTTGCCATCACCAATCTTTGAGATAAAGTCAGCATACTTTAATGCTTCTTCTTTAGTCAGACCCCACTTAGCCATAAGTTTAGCAATTTCAGCATCAGACAATTTACCGTCATTTAGAGCAGCAAAGAATTCAAGATACTGTGCTGCTTGAGCCTTAGTGATACCCCATGCTTCTGCAAGTTTATCAACTTCAGTCTGATCTACCTTCTCATCTTTGATAGCAAAGACTGTAAAGATATATGACTTGGCTGCATCTACTGTTAGTCCCCACTTTTTAGCAAGGAGTTCAATTTCAGTATTAGATAGTTTTTCATCTGCTAGAGCCATCAAAAGATCTGTGTATCTTTGAGCATTCATATTCAATGCTTGGAAAAGAGCAAGTTCGTCTTTTCGCATTTGAATTCTCTTAGCCAAAGAAGCATCTGCATCTTTTTGCTTTGCCTGCAACTTTTCTACTGCTGCTAGTTGAATATTTTCATATTCATCTTTATCAGTTAACTTAACATTATACTTCTTTTCAAGTGAAGCCTTTAATGCTGCATTCTTTGCATCAATAGCAGCAGTCTTCTTATCATTTGCTGCTTGTCTAGCCGTGATTGCTGCTAATCTTTTGTCTCTTTCTAATTTTTCTTTTGCTGCCTTTGCAGCCACTTCAGCCTTATACTTCTCTGCTGCTGCTCCACCATAAATTTGTTTTGTTAGATCTGTTGTTGCAGTTGCTGCTTTCTCAGTTGAATTACCATAAGCATCCATGCCCTTTTTAATAGCAAAGGCACCTATACCTACTGCAGCCAAGGCTGCTGCTGCTGTTGCAACGCTTACACCTGCAGTTGCAAACGCAATAGGAATTGCTGCAATTGCTGCTCTTGCACCCATTGCTGTAAATGCAAGGCCAATTAAACGGATAGCAGTTAATAAGGTTTTTGCTCCTGCACCTGCTTTTTTAAACAGACCAATCATTGGACCAATTGCTACCTTGTTTATTAATTTACCTGTTGTAACAATAATTGCAAGTTGACCAGAGAGTGCTGCAAAGTATGGAATTGCACCAAGAGCAAGAACTAAATACTTATATCTTTCAACAATTTGTATAATCTGAAGTAGACTCTTTGCTAATCCTTCTAGTGTTTTTGCTGTAGTCTGGAAACTCTCTTGAAGTTTTCCTTCATTTGCTGCCACCCACTCTTCAATGGCAGGAAGAACATCTGTTCTAATATACTCAGAAAACTCTATTACTACTGGCAAAAGGGCATATCCAAGAGTCTCTAGGACTTCTCCGTATGCTAATTGTAGTTTCTTTAATGGGTCAGTATCGCCTAGTGTCTTTGCTGATCCCTGGTATGTCTTATCAAGGAATGCAAGTGCTGCACCAAGGTCTTTATTCTTAACAATATTAGCATCTAGTGTGGGAACTAACTTCTTAAGTGCCGTGAAATTACCTTGGGTTGCTCTAGCAATTGCTTGAGAAACTGCCCCTAAATCTTTTCCGCTACCTGCTGCAGTATCAAGTGCAACACTCTGTAAATCCATTGCAGTTGTAACATCACCAGTTGCTAAGACTAGTTGGCTAAAACTTGCTCTCAACTCTGTGTCAGACACATTTGCAAGCATCTGTTGCTTGGTTATATATTCTTCTACTGACTTGATTGTTGCATCTGTAGCACCAGTAACATTTCTTAAGTTATTAGCAAGAATTGCTTGAGACTTTGAGTCTTCAATTGCTGCCTTAACTGCATCTGTACCAATCTTAACTGCAAATACAGCAGTGGCTGCTCCTGCAGCAAGGAATGCTTTGTTTGCTTTTTTACCAAACGCATCAATCTTCTTACCAAGTTTGGCTATATCTTTTTGAGCCTGCTTAGAGCCTTTATCAGAATACTGGGTAAGGATTCTGGCTACTACTGCACCTACTGCCATATTAGCCACGCTCCTTTTCTAAATTCTTTTGTAGTTTTGCTTTAGCATCATCTAGTGCTTTTGCAACATTTGTAACAATTCTTGATCTATTCTTGTCAACAACATGCCAAATTAATCTTGATGGCATAAATGGATTGTCTTTGCTGCTTAGATTAGATATAAACTTGTTTTTGCCAGCATTCTTGTTTTTTCTTCCAGCAATTTCATAAATTACACCTGCTGCTGATTTATTCTTAAGTGCACCTGCAGAAGTAGTATAGTCTCTTCTTACTTTACCCTCTGACTTTGACACACTTATTCCTGACTTAATAACACTCTGATCCCATGCTGGCCATCCAGCACCACCACGAGAACGAGGTTTTGCAGGTGGTGTAGTGCTCCAGCCACTTAATGGAGGATCACTACTGACAAGTGATTGTGCTTCTTTTTTGGCACTACCAAGTTCACTATTAATAACCTTGGTAAAGTCACGCACAGCCTGCTTGTCAAATGACTCTAACGCTTTTAGTGTTTCCTTCAATCCAGTCAACACTATAACATCTTTTGCCATTATCCACCTGCATCCTTGCTTTTTTGTTTTAAGTAAATAACGATTGCCTCAAGTACACCATCTGGTGCATCAAGTAAATCAGTGGGGCTGAGCCCCGTTTCCACAGAAATCATTGCTAACGAATATGTTAGGCTGTCTCTGTGGATTCTAAATTTGGGTCTACTACCAACTCAACACTGTCTAATGTGTCAAGAAAGGAATCGCCCCAAGGTTTTACAACCTTCCCACTGTCCTTCAATGCACTCCATGCAAGGAAGTAGATGTGTTCTAGTTTCTGATCTTCGCTAAGCAATTTTGCAAATCCTTTGTTGAACTTTTGCTCAAACGATACTATTGATCGTGGTCTTAGAGGAAGTGTTCCTTCAAACCCGTCAGTAGTCTTTACCTTTATGTGTAGTCCGTCCATTTTTTATGCCCCTTGTCTAGGTTATATTATTGTTTTTGTTATTTCGCCATAAATTGGCCAGTCAACTGTGACTGTTGCTAACTCTCCTACGCTTCCTGAAAGTGGAGTCCACTCTGAGATAAGCACTTGGAAACTATACTGAGGATTGGTAGCACTTACAGCAGCGTTAACTGGTCTGACAGTGCAACCAACTCTTAATCCTCTGTTGGGATATATTACAGATTCAAGTTGTGCAGCACCAAAATCTTGCTGTAGTTCAAGACTTAAAGTATTTTCCTCAAGTCCTGCAACCATTTTCTTTGCAATATCACCCATTTGTGTGACCTCAACCAAGTCATAAACTGTACCAAAACTTACTGAGGTGCAATGATCTGAAACATCAAAGCCATCCAATGTTATTCTGGGGTTAGTTAAGACTAGTTTAGACACTTGTTATTAAACCGTCTTTGTAACAGGACCAGTGATTGGCCAGGTAACTGATGCAGTGGCTAGTTCGCCTACAGCACCATTTAGAGGTGTCCACTCTGAAATCACAGCATTAAATGCGTATGAAGGATTTGTTGCTGATGCTGCTCCATTTACTGGTAGTACAGTAATTGCTGCAACTGTACCCAATAGTGGATAAATTGTTGCTTCTACTGATGATGCATCAAAGTCCTGATGGAACTCAAATGTTACTGAGTTATCAACAAGTCCTGCTACACGAGTCTTTGCTGCTAGTGGAACATTTCCTGCTGCTCCTGATACGCCTGCGAATGCAGTTGTCTCAACAACATCATATGTGCTTCCAAGAGTTACTGATGCGATGTGATTTGAGAGATCTACTGCTCCAATTGTCACTTCAACATTCGTTAATACTAATCTTGCCATGTTATATTTCTCCTTGTTCGTTATTTACTGAGTTAAAAACAGGAACTTCTTCCTGCTGTCTTACTGGTGCTTCTTTTACTGCTGGTGTTACCCTTGCTACATTTGCGGCTGCAATATGACCTGATGCAAGAAGAAATTCAACATTTCCGCCTGCACTAAGTATATCATCTTTGGTAAGTTTCTCATCTTTTACCTTACCGCAAACTTTGGTGTTTGAGATTACTGTATATTCCATTTGCTTCTCCTTAGCCCCAAATTGTGAGGTTATAGCGATATGATAAGAAAGACTGCTCACCAGAAGTATATGTACCACTTTCAGCACTTATAACTCTGAGTGTATCAACAAGGCCACCTAATGATCTATCTGATTCTAAAGCAGTCTTTATGGAACCTAATCCACTACCTGCTAAGAAATTATCAAGTTTATCTTGTCCACTTCTTTCTGATATTCTTTGAACAATCACAAATACATCAACAGATGCTTGATCTAAACCACGCATGTTGTCAATATCAAATGTGAAATCTAATTGTCCTACAACTGCACATGGTGGAGTCACAATATCTGGAATCAAGTCATAAACTCGTAAATTAGTTATTGTCTGTAGGTTACTCTTTAGCGCATCTCGTACGCCATTAATATTGGTCATTGCCATTAGAATGCCAACCCAAAGTTTCTGCGATATGTCTTTAGCAGCATCTCAACATCTGGATCTAGACGAGAGTTCAAACGAACTGTTCCTAGTTCTACAGATCCTGCAATACCAAATGGAGATTGCTTTCTAACAAATAATCTTGATGCCTGAATCTTGCAGGCTAATTCTACTTCGTAAGGTATTTCTTTCCAACCCCATACGCCAGTTACTTTAACTGTTTGAGGAAAGAAGTAAGGAAACACATATGTCTGAATTGCTAATAGTCTTGTTACTGGCTGTCCAGTCTCTGGATTGTTAACAGGCTCATACATAAGATCTGTATCTAAGTTCCAAACTTGTGTAAATGGTCCAGATTGGTTTGCTCTTGATCTTACCTCTGTTGGTTCAATAAGGTCATCTATTTCTAGATACCACGGACTTAGAGGAGTGTAAATTTTAGTGACAGGTGCTGCTAATGTACCTTCTTGATAGAAAGATCTCTGGCAATACTCATCAATCATACGACTTGCAGCAAGAATCGCTGCTTGGATATCATTATCATCCAGGCTGTCTTCAATCTGCAGTGCATTTCTCACATCTGCCAGTGTCGTATAGACATTGTTAGGCTGTGAACTCTGTGCAAGCGTAGGTCTACTCATTTGCTCCTCTTCTCCATCTTAGGCAACATTGCTTTCTCCATCTTAGGAGTTGCAGTTGCTGTTTCTTTTTTAATTCTAAAAATCTTTTTAATTCTTTTCATAACTTCTTCCTTAAGGTAAAGGCAGGTGAACCTGATGAACGGGGCAGCCAACAAATCGACCTGCCACCCTAGGATATTTTCCTGGGTATCCCAGTAAGGCTAAGCGAACCTAGCCCTACTGAGAATACTTTTTAGATTAGAATGTTGGTGCTACAAGACCAGTTCCTGAGATCTTTGAGAATGCTCCAGGGTAACGGCCAGCAGTTGCTGCTGCATATCCGTATACGACTGACTTGATTGTCAATGATCCAGCACCAGTTG